ATGACGAGGGGCGGACTTACTTATTATTGATGACCCACATACTGAACAAGACGCTTTGTCGGAATCAGCTATGGAGCGAGCATACGATTGGTACACATCGGGACCGAGACAGCGTTTACAACCTGGTGGCTCGATAGTCGTGGTTATGACGAGATGGGCAGAGGATGATCTGACAGGAAGATTAATCAAGGCTCAAAAAGAACCTAAAGCTGATAAATGGAATGTAATTTCTTTTCCTGCGATTCTCGAATCAGGGAACCCAGTATGGCCTGAGTATTGGGAACTAGAAGAATTAGAAAAAGTAAAAGCATCTTTACCTATTCGAAACTGGTCTGCTCAGTATATGCAGAATCCAACTTCGGAAGAAGGAGCCATACTCAAAAGAGAATGGTGGCGACCATGGGAAGATGAAAAAATTCCAAAACTACAACATGTCATACAATCATACGATACTGCATTTAGTGCAAAAGAAACTGCTGACTATTCTGCTATTACAACTTGGGGAGTTTTCTTTCCAGAAGAAGATGGCAAACCTGCAATGATCCTACTAGATGCCTTAAAAGGTAAATTTGATTTTCCAGAATTAAAAGCTGTTGCAAAAGACCAATATACTTATTGGGAACCTGAGAGTGTTATCATTGAAGCCAAAGCTACAGGAGAACCACTAATGCAAGAATTTAGACGAATGGGTATACCTGTCATTCCATTCGTGCCATCAAGGGGAAAAGATAAGCATTCTAGGGTAAATGCTTGTGCTCCTGTTTTTGAAGGGGGTCAGATTTACTTTCCTCCTAATGAAAAATTTGCTGAAGAGGTAATTGAAGAATGTGCAGCTTTCCCTCATGGAGCTAATGACGACTATGTAGATAGCACCACACAGGCTGTGTTAAGATACCGTCAAGGTAACTTCATAGAAATGGTAAATGACTATGAAGAAGAATTATATAAAGTTCCAAAGGAGTACAAATATTATGGGTAGTAAAAAAGACAAATACAAACCTTTGATCAATAAAGTAAAAGATATAAAAGTGACAGATTCTAATCAATTTTTAGCAAGAAAAAATATGCTTGAAATGATTAACAAAGCCATCAAAAATAAAAAATCACAAGGTGGTGCGATCAATGTCGGTAAAGGAAAAGATTATATTAAAGATCTTATTGATTAATGGCTGGATTAAAACAACTCATGGATATGGATTCAATTGAGGATCAAAAGACCTCAACAGTTCCAAGAAACAAATCAGATTACACAGAATCCTATGACCCTTCAGCTGCAAGAGGTTTGGCTGGGATCGCGGTTGCTGGTGCGGGAGCCTTTGCATTAAGAAACCCTATCGGAAGAGTCTTACAAAAAATTGCAAATTTAAAAGTCCCCAAGGCTCCTGCTCCACGAACCAGTACACCTGATAAAGTTGAAGAAATTTTACAAATATCTCCAACAAAAATGCAGATAGGTAAATCAATGACAAGAGCACAGTCTAAGCCTCAAGATGAAATTAGACAAATAGCGATTGCTAAATCAAATGAATTAAAAAAACTTGCATACAACAAACCACTATCAAGAGGTGGTGCAACGGATCGTATCGGGTCTTCACTTTGGGATTATATAGCAAGACACCCTATTGCAGGTGCAAGGAAAGCAGATGAATGGATAAAAGATTTTAGATCTACGGGTCCAGGTTCTTTTAAAACAGGTAATCCAAATTTTAAAAATATAAATCAAGCAGTTAAGAAAGATGAGCTATGGGATTCAAACCTAGTTCAGTTTGATAAAGATGGTAAAGTCATTGGTGGTTTTTTAAAAGTAGCTGCAGAGAAAAAGATTCCACTTACCAAAATGGATTTACTATACATCGTAGAGAAAGCACCTGTTAACAATTTAAAAGTAAGAAGATTAACAACAGATCCAAAGATAGTTGATGATGCAGAAAATATTACCTCACAAGCTATAAGTCAAATAAATTTGATAAGAGATAAAGCAGTGCAGAGAGGAGCTCAACTTACAGGCGATGAAGCAGATAAATTTGCTGAATTAGTGATGATAGGAAAAAATATACAAACAAATTTACAGAAGAAAACTAGCCGACTGTATAACCATTTCAAAAGCGCAGAGCAATCTGATTATGATAGTTTCGAAGGTCCAGATATATTTGGCCAAGACATAGGTGATCTACAAAATTTATTTAATAAAGCAAGAGGTCTTGCTGTAGGAGCGACTGACGATATACAACTTATAGACAAATTTAAAAGAATAGACACTGACATTACTAGAAGATTACAATTACAAAAAAATCAAATGATGTTACCAAAATATGGAAATCATTCTGAATACAGAGTAAGAGGTGGTGACAGATATTTTGAAGATGTTGTGTATTATCCAAAACCATTACCAATGGGACAAAGACTTAAGAGTGATTTTCAAAAACATTATCAAAGTGAGTACGGAGCAACTAAAAAAATACCAAATCAAATTTATCATACGAGAGGTTCAATAAGAACTGGTGGTACAAACCAAAATCAAAAAGTAATGTTAATTGATGAAATCCAATCAGACTATCATCAACACTTAAGAAGAGTTGATCCTAAAAGGGGTACAGTCGTAAATGCTTTTGGTACGGAAATTGAATTCTTTTCGTCCAATAGAAAATTAGAAAAAATTATACAGGACATGAAAGATATTTCTGCTAAAGGTATAAATGCTACACCAGATGATATGGTTAGATTCAATAAATTAAATAGTGATTTTAGAGAACTTAAAGCAAACTCGATGAACTTATCTAATATTACTTCTCAAAAAGCAAATGAAGGAATTCCATTTTTACCTCTTTATGGAAAAGAAAATTATGGATCTCATGCAATTAAGAATGCAATAAAAAATGCATCAGATGAGGGAGTTGATTGGGTAGCGATTGCTCCTGTAGAAACTTTACACCATGCAAAAAGAACTAAGTATCTTGGAGATATTGAATTTTATGGAACAAGATATGGCACAGCTGGTTTTAAAAATTATGGTGGAAGACAGGGTGTTGTTAGAAAAGATGCAAATGACAGGGAAGTTCCAATGCAGGGATCAACAGATCCTAAAAAAATGGCAACTCTTCCTGCGGTTATGAAAAGAATTTCACAACAATATAATTCAGAAGTTAAAACTATACCCGTTGCAAAATCAAATCCTGATAAACCATTTAAGGTTGTTAAGAATGTAGATACTAATAAAGCATATGGTTTAAATCCAGATTCAGCAGGCACTGAACACATCGCTGCTTTCAAAACGGAAGCAGAGGCGTTAGCATATGCTTCTAGATACGAAGGTAAAGTTGTAAAGATGTTTCCTGGAGACACTCGATTATACTTTGATGCTTTTGCTATTAAAGTCACTCCAGATATGAAAATGAAGCCTTTCAAGGCTTATCAGACTGGTGGGCTAGTCGTAGATATATTTGCATGATAATATAAATCTGTTATAACAATAGGAGATAATTATCATGGCAAGCAAAAAACTAAAAAAAGCCTTACTTGCAGGAGTCGTTGGTTTCGCAGGAGCAAAAGCTCTGAAACAAGCGGGTGAGATGAAAACTTACCTTTCTGAAGAAGGTGGCGATAAAGCTAAAAGAGACTACATCACTAAAAAAGCAAAACCTAAAAAATTCATACAGAAAGTTAAAGATGCTGTCGGTGTTTACAAGAAAAAAGGTTTTGATACTCCAAGAGGTCCTGGAATCAAAGGTTCTGATTCACTAGCAGGAAACTATGATGGAATAGAAGATTACTACTCTAAAGGTGGTGTAACAATGGTAAAGGCTAGAGGTGGAAAATTAGTTAATTTGAAACCAACTAAAATGTCATAAACATGGCTGAAGTAGAAAAACAAAATGAACTTCCCGAGGAAGAAGTTGAAGCAAGTGAAGTTGACGTAGAAATTGAGGGTGAGGAACAAGTTCCTGAAGAACAACAACCTGAAGAAGATTTCTTTAGAAACTTAGCTGAAGATATGGATGACCGAGTTCTTGGTCGTATGTCATCACAACTTATTTCTGATTACAAAAGGGATAAAGTTTCAAGAGGGGATTGGGAACAAGCTTACACCCAAGGTTTAGATTTACTTGGATTCAAGTATGTAAATAATACTAGACCATTTCAAGGTGCAAGTGGTGTTACCCATCCTCTCTTATCAGAAGCTGTTACACAATTTCAAGCACAGGCTTACAAAGAATTATTACCAAGTGATGGTCCTGTAAGAACATCAATTATTGGTGCTGATACTCCAGAAGTAACTCAACAAGCCGAAAGAGTTCAAAACTTTATGAACTACATGTTGATGGAAGAGATGGAAGAATACACACCAGACACAGACCAATTATTATTTTATTTACCATTAGCAGGATCTGCTTTTAAAAAAATTTATTACGATGAAATCAAACAAAGAGCTGTAGCTAAATTTGTTCCAGCAGAAGATTTAATTGTTCCTTACTATGCAACAGATTTAAAAGATTGTGAGCGTATAACTCACTTAGTCAAGATGTCAGAAAATGATGTTCTTAAACAACAAAAAGCAGGATTCTATTTAGATGTAGAATTAGTTCCGAAACAACCTGAGAAAAGTCCAATCCAAGATAAATTAAATGAACTTGAAGGTGTTAAACCTGCAGGAGAAAAAGAATATCAATATAATATTTTAGAAATGCATGTTGATTGTAATCTAGATGAATTTGAAACAGAAAATTCTGAAAAGAAAGTTAAAAAACCATACATAGTTTCTATTGATGAGGGGTCAGGTAAAATATTATCTATCTATAGAAATTATAATCAAGATGATGATACAGAAGCTAGAAGAGAATATTTTGTACATTACAAATTTTTACCTGGTTTAGGTTTTTATGGTTTTGGTTTAATACATATGATTGGTGGATTATCAAGATCTGCTACTCAAGCACTAAGACAATTACTTGATGCAGGTACTTTAGCTAACTTACCTGCTGGATTTAAGTCTAGAGGTATACGAATTAGAGATGATGACCAACCATTTCAACCTGGAGAGTTCAGAGATGTCGATGCACCTGGCGGAAATATCAAAGATCAGTTTCAAATTTTACCTTTTAAAGAGCCAAGTGGTACTTTATTCCAACTTTTAGGTTTTGTTGTACAAGCAGGACAACGTTTTGCATCAATTGCAGACATGCAAATGGGTGAAGATGCACAAAATAGAGCTGTTGGAACTACAATTGCCCTCTTGGAACGTGGTTCAAGGGTCATGAGTGCCATTCATAAGCGTTGTTACTACGCTATGAGACAAGAATTTAGACTTTTATCAAAAGTTTTTGCTGATTACTTACCTCCTGTGTACCCATATGCAGTAACAAACGCAGATAGGTTTGTAAAATTACAAGATTTTGACGATAGAGTCGATGTAATACCTGTAGCAGACCCAAATATCTTCTCAATGTCACAAAGAGTTACTTTAGCAAACGAAAATTTAAAAATTGCTGCATCAAATCCACAAATGCACAACTTAAGAGAAGCTTACAGAAGAGTTTATGAAGCTTTAGGTACAAAAAACATCGATGCATTACTTAAACCAGAGATACAACCAACTCCCAAAGATCCTGCAACGGAAAATGCTGAAGCATTGCAGATGAAAGTGCCAAAAGCATTCCCTGAACAAGACCATCAAGCACATATTGCAGCTCATAGAGCATTTATGGCTACAAGAATGGTTCAAATTAATCCAATGGTGTATGCTTTATTGCAAGGACACATATCAGAACACGTTGCATTACAAGCTCATGGTGAAATAGGAGATATGGTTGAAAATACGCCTGAATTAGCACAACAAGCGCAAGCTGATCAACAAGGGTTTAAGATATTATTTGATAGTATGGTTGCAAAAAGAATTGCTGAAATTACTATGCAGTTAGCTCAAGAAGAAGCAGGAATGCAAAAACAAGATCCTCTTGTTGCATTAAAACAAAGAGAATTAGATTTAAGAGCTATGGATTTACAAAGAAAAGCACAAGAAAATATGATTGATCAAGAAAGAAAAGGTATGGAGTTTGAAGAGAGATTAGATCTTGATAAAATGAAATTAGAATCTTCAGAAGATCAAGCAGGTGAGAGAATTAGAATTGCAGAAGAAAAAATAGATTTAGCTAGGAGCAAACAAAGTGGTAATAAAAAAACATAAAATTAAAAAATATAATAGTGGAGGGATGAGACCTAATCCTCATACAGCTTCAGGTTATTCTAAAGCTTCTAAGTCAACTAAAACAGTTAATGTAGGAAGTAACGATCAAAAACAAGTAACTTCTACAAATATTAATAAGGGAGCAACAGGTTCAAACGATCAAAAAAATCAAACAAGTAACAGAACAATCCTACCTGTATCAATGACTTTGGCTAAAGCTTTTGTTATTGACCCTATTGTTAAAGGTGTCAGACAAAAACAAGTTAAGGGTGAAACTATTTTTGGAAAAGTAAGAAAAGGACAGGAAGGGTTCCCTATCTCAAGAGACTATTATAGACAATTTGGGAAACCAATTGATGTTATGAGCCCTCACGGAAAACAATATATGAAAGATGCAGGTTTTATAAAACCTACTCCCCCTGGAGGCACACCCGATAATGATCCTAAACAGCTTTGCCCTGATGGAACTTTTCCCCCTTGTAAAACTCCTGTAACACAAATTAAAAACCCAGTTACAACTAATAAAAATTCTTTTTTAAGCGGATTTAAAGCCTATGACGATGGTGGTGAAGTTGTGATATCATCGAACGTAGATAAGGATTTATTATGATTGGATTATTTTTTTTAGGAACGTCACTATCTGTAATTGTTCTATATATTTTATTAAACATGAGGAAGTATGATAGGTAAAAAATCAGGACCACCACCAAAGAGAGGGCCAAACCCAAATGTACCACCAATTAAATTTGGTACAGGTGGAATGAAATGTCCTCACAGAGATACAACAGAAAAAAATACCTATCCTGGTAATAATAGTATTCAAGTAAAAGGTTTTAAATTTATAGGAGTCAGATAATGTTAAGATGGTTAATTAATTTTGTAAAAACATTATTTTTTAAAGAAAAAGTATATAAAACAAAAATAGTAAAACTATATCCTTGTTGGAAACATGAATTTTTCAAGAAGGGTTGTCCAACATGTAGGAGTCTAAATGCCCAGTAGATATCAACAGCTATTACAATTGCTTGAAGAAGCAAAAGAAAAAGGTGATACTGATAAAGTAAAAGAAATAGAAAGTGATTTGTTCAAAGAAAAAAGAGCAAAAGGCGGAGAAGTGGAAGAAGCAGAAGTAGTCTTAGTTAAAGGTGGCGGTTACACAAACGATCTTCTTTAAGTGTTTGAATTTTTATCAGATCGAGAAAAATTAATATTTCTATCAGGAATATTTGAGGGTGAAGGTTGTTTTGGCCATTATAGTAATGGCAGAAAAGAAAGACGTATTGAGATACAGCTTCAAATGACTGATCCTGATGTAGTAAACAAATTTTACCAATACTTTCAAAAAGGTAGTATTTCTAAGAAAGAATTTACCAATCATTATAAGACACTATATCGTTGGAAGGTGTCAGGGCTAGAGGCTTTAAAAATTCTACATAAAATGTTACCTTATTTCTGTAAAAGGAGAAAAGAAAATTATTATGGCATGGTTCAATCTATTAGGAATGGCAGTAAAGACGGGAGCGCATATTTACTCGAACCGTCAAAAGACAAAACAAGCAATGTCGGACGCACAACTAATGCATGCACAGAAGATGGCAGCAGGGGAGGAAGCTTACCAGGGCAAACTCCTAGAAGCTAGGCAAAACGATTATAAGGACGAATTTATTTTATTGATTTTGTCCGCGCCCGTGTTGGTGCTCGCTTGGGCAGTTCTGAGTGAAGATCCAACTGCAATGGACAAGGTAAAACTTTTTTTCGAATATTTCTCACAACTCCCTAGCTGGTTCACAAATCTCTGGATTCTCGTCGTGGCGAGCGTTTATGGTATAAAAGGAACACAGATATTTAAGGGCAAGAAATAGTTGCATTCATAAACTTTTATATTATAACTAGACTATGATAGGTGGGGATAGTTATGAATATGAATTACTTGAAAGATGGAGTAAAGGATTTGATTGCCAAGGTTATAAATCATGTGAGATCGGAGTTAATAAGGGATATGGGTCAAAAGTTATTATGGACAATATCATTAATAATTATATCCATGTGGGTGTTGATCCTTATGCTAACTTAGAATATCAGCACTTCGACAAGCAGAAAGATTATAAATGGAATGGCTATGAAAGAGGTATAGCTCCTACTTATTCTGATGAAATTAGAGATCACATGTTACATGATCTCAAACCATATAGAAACCAAGGTAAGTTTACACTATGTAATATGACTGATGTAGATTTTATGACTATATCAAAGCATAAAGAATCAAAATTTGCTTTTGTTTTTTTCGATGGTCCACACATGACGAAGGATGTAATCACTGAAGCTGTATGGTTTGCAAATAGATGTGCACCTAATACAAGATTTGTTTTTGATGATTACCCTTTGTATGATATGAATTTAATAGCTAATATTATGAAGTATTATGGTTTCGTAGGATTAGAAAAGGGTAAAAATAAAGTCTGTTTAGAAAAAAATGAATCTTGATTTAGATACACTTCAATCAATAAGGCACTATGTTAAAAAACAGATAGACCAAGTCAAAGAGGATTTGGTGTACCATGTAGACACAATCGATAAACTCCAGTATTCTAGAGGGAAACTCAATGCTCTAGAGGCGTTGCTACAGGATCTAAAAGACCTGCAGAAAAATGAGGAGAATATCGATGACGATAGTAACACCTGACACAACTTTAGTTGGTGTCAAAACAAAAAATGGTGAGGCTGCACCAGATTCAAAAGAACAAGCCATACCTACAGATCCAGAGGGTATTAAAAAATATCTTGAACTTATACCGAAACCAGTTGGTTATAGACTTTTAGTTAGACCTTATTCAGGTCCAAAAAAAACTAAAGGTGGTATTATTCTTACTGATGCATCAAATGAAACTATTCAAATGACGACCGTAGTAGGTCTTGTCGTTGAGATGGGTGATCTTTGTTATGCAGATAAAGAAAAATTTCCAAAAGGTGCTTGGTGTAAAAAGGGTCAATTCGTAATCTATGGAAGATACGCGGGTTCAAGATTCAAAACAAAATATGGTGAGCACCGTATTTTAAACGATGATGAAATCATCGCAACAATAAGTAAACCAGAAGACATTCTGCATTTGTATTAAGGAGGAAATATGGCTGATGCAAATAAAAACCCTGAAGTAGAAATTGATCTTGACGATGTTAAAGAAACTGATGTTAAGGTTGAAGATACAAAACAGGAAGAATCAAAAGAACCAAATTTAAATGTTGGTGAAGTTGATTTAGGTTATACAAACCACGACAAACAGGAACAAAAAGAAGAAGTTGCTGTTGAAGAAGTAGAAGAACAACCAAGTGAAGATAAAACTTACGAAAACGAAAGAGAAACTAAATTAGAAAAAGCTGAGGATCCTGATGACTTATCTCAGGTATCTGAATCGGTCAAAAAAAGAATTGATAAACTCACAAGAAGATTTAGAGAGGCTGAAAGAAGAGAAGAAGCTGCTCTTAAATATGCAAAGGGTTTACAAAAGAAATATGACGATACTCAAACTAAATATGATTCAACTGATGAAAAATATTTAAAAGAGTTTGATGCTAGAGTAGATGCTCAAAGAGAACAAGTTAAAAAGAAGCTCAAAGACGCTATCGAAAATAATGATGCGGAAAAAATCATGGAAGCAAATGATGAGCTGACTCAATTGAGTGTTGAGAAAGAAAAAGCTAGAATCAAAATGGCTGATAGAGAAGCTAGATTGAAACAGCTTGAAGAGCAGAAAAATGCTCCAAAAGAAGAAGAACCTAAGCAAGAAGAAACTCAGGCTGAACCTAGTGAAAAAGCTAGAAAATGGGCTTCTGATAATGCTTGGTTTGGTAACGACAAAATCATGACTAACGCTGCGATGACTGTGCACGAAGATCTAGTGGGCATGGGTGTTGATGTAGAAAGTGATGAGTATTATAATGAAATAGATAAACGAATGAAGGAAAATTTTCCTCATCGTTTCGCTATTAAAGAGCAACGAAGACCCGTCCAAAAAGTTGCTTCTGCTGGAAGAACTCAGCAGGGACGTAGATCTGTGAGACTCACCAAATCACAGGTGGCTATTGCCAAAAAATTAGGGGTGCCACTAGAAGAATACGCTAAATTCGTGAAGGAGGTATAGAATGAGCGATAAAATAAATAGAACTTCACGCGCATCTGAGGAAAACAAAGAAATTAGAAATAAACCTTGGACGCCACCATCATCTCTGGATGCACCACCTGCGCCAGACGGTTTTGTTCATAGATGGATAAGAACCGAAAGTATGGGTTACCAAGATACAGCTAATGTATCTAAGAAAATGAGAGAAGGGTGGGAGTTTGTGAGAGCCGAAGAAATTAAAAATAAACTCGGTGATCATGGATACCCAGTCATAGCTCAGGGAACTTACGCAGGTTTGATCGGGGTTGCTGGCCTTGTGTTGGGAAGGATACCTGAAGAGATCGCAAAAAGCCGTGCTGAGTATTTTAAAAAAATTACTCAAGATCAAGTTGACTCGGTTGACAACGATGTTTTGAAGGAACAACGACCGGAGATGCCGATGAATATTAGTCGACAATCTCGCGTAACTTTTGGTGG